TAGACCATGTATTTTCCAGCGGTCATGATGGACCACCTGCTCATCCGAACTGCGAGTGTGCCCTAGCTCCTGCGAGGTTAAGTAGATGATATAAAATAGAATAAATGTTCTAAGGGCAACCAAGCCACTCAAAACGAGTGGCTTTTCTATTTCAGGTAAGACACTAATGGATATAGAAAATAAGATAAAGGAAATACAATCTTTGCGTTCTCGAGGCTTATTTGGCGAAGCCGATAAAATCAGAAGCGAATTAACAAGTAGGGGAATATCTATTGAGATTGAGCGAGATGGTAGCATTTTCTGGTGGGGAGGAAGCCCGAGGGCTAAGAGGAACGGCAGGGTTCTATTGCAAAACCCAATTACAACCCCAGAGCAACAACGGGCACTGAGTCATCTATTAGACCGAACCTATGAATTCAGACGCCCACTCTTTCTGGGCAAAATCACTATACCGGGAGATGAAACCTATCTTCCTAAAGATATGCTAATAAATATTTTACTGAAATAGTTTTAGGAGGTAATCATGCCATACACAGTTGATAATCCGCCGGAAGCAATAAAGGGCTTGCCTAAACATGCTATTGATATTTGGGTGAGTGCTTATAATTCAGCCTTTGAGCAGTATAAAGGTGATGAGGGAAAGGCTGCTGGAACTGCATGGGCTGCTGTCAAGACCAAATACAAGAAAAACGAAAAAGGCGAGTGGGTTGCCAAGGAAAGCAAGGAAGGAACTATGGCTAACATTGAGGAATTACAAACTAAATACTCTGAGATTCTACAGGAAGTTGGCAAGCGGAATGCAGTCCTGGATGCTACTCGGATAAAGAAAATTGTAGAACTTTGTCAGGAGCTTCTATCCTCCGAGGAGCCAGAAGAGGAGAAGACTAAAGAGGCACTAAAAGAAGCTAACAAAGTTCTAATCTGGCTAAAAGAGCAAGAACTTATGAAAACGGAAGACGGGATTAAATTCCCTAAAGCTGCATTTGCCTATACTCCCTCCGATAATGTCTCAGAATGGAAACTGAGGCTCTGGGAAGACCCTGAGAAGAAGATTACCAAGAAGCAACTAGGCGCTGCTGCTGCTGCATTGAGTCCTGGCGGATTTAGAGGTCAAAAAGTGCAGATACCCTCCGCCGATTTACCTGCTGTGAAGAGGAAGATAAGGACAGCCTATAGAAGCCTTGATGTGCCTGATGAGGAAATGCCCAGGTGGGTAAAGGAAGTTGAGACTAGGGAACGAATACTGAATTATGTCCCCCTTACTGAAGCCAAGTTTGACAAGGGCACAGCAAAGGTAATTGTTATTAAGGCTGGCTTCAATGCTACTGGAGATCGCTACTATCCCGCAGAAGTATTGAAACGGGATTTTGGGATATTCGAAGGCATGAAGATGTATGCCGACCACCCAACAGACGAGGAAGATAAAGCCCGTCCGGAGAGGTCGATTAAGGACTGGGTTGCTACACTGACTGAAGTAACCTGCGATGAGAACGGCACTGTTACCGGCGATGCTGAGATTATTGAGTCGTGGCTGATGCAGAAGTTAGCCTCACTGAGAGATAAAGAGATGCTATCTGAAATGGGCATCTCAATCAATGCAGTGGGTAGCGCTTCCAAAGGCACTATCGATGGCAAGGAAACGCTGGTAATAGAGAAACTCGTTGCAGCCAGGTCAGTTGATTTTGTAACCGAACCGGGAGCCGGTGGTGTGGTTACATTTTATGAGTCGGACAGGAGCCACGATATAGACCTTGTGGAACTGTCAGCATTGAAGGAACGTCGCCCTGATTTAGTTAAGGCTGTTGAAGCCAATGTCAGGGCGGAAATAACCAAGGAGGTTAAAAAAGCTATGGAAAACGAAGAACTTATCAAGGAAAAGGATGACCAGATTGTGACTCTTACCAAAGAGCGTGATGAACTCAAAGAAGCCGCTGAGAAGGCAGAGAAGGACAAAGCAAAGGCTGAAGCACAAGCCACTATAAAAGAGGCTGTAGACAAAGCCGAACTACCCAATGCTGCCAAAGAACGCCTTATTGAGAGGTTCAAGGATGCTAAGTCTGCTGAAGGGATTGCAGAAGCGATACAGTCTGAGAAGGATTATATCGCCAGGCTATCCGAGGCAGGCAAAGTGAAGGGCTTGGGAGGCACACAGGCTAATCCTGAGAAGGACAAGGAAGCCCTCAAGGAATCCTTCAAAAAGATGCACCCGGAATGGGACGAGAAGACATTAGAGACTGCTGTTTCTGGGCGCTAAAGAAAACAAAAAATAACTAGGAGGAAAATATAATGCCAGCTTATGGAGTTTATCCAATAGCAGATGCCCTCGACCCAGGGGATGAAATTTCATCCACTTATGAAGGGCGTCATATCACTCTGTTGGAGAGTGACTTAGTTCATCCAACACATGCAGATGGTTTTGTTGATAAAGGTGACCCGGTTGTTTCGGCAACTGGCAGACCCGCGATAGTAGGTGTAGCATTTAAGAATGCTGCGGCTGCAACCGACCAGATTGCCATAGATACCGAGGGAATATGGAACCTTGATGTCGTGGCAACTGATGATGCGGGGGCCAATGCAGTGGCTGGTGGAGATTGTATTTATATCAATACGACCACTGCTGTTTTAAGCAAAATCAGCAACCAGGCGACACAGGTTCCCTTTGGCTATGCCCTCGGTATTGTCACATCTGGTGTTACCAATGCTATAGCCGTCAAGGTTCACTTTGACCAATCCCTGGACAATGCCAAGAGGACTTACTACACAGTAACTTCTGGCGAGTACACCTATGGCAAGCACCACACTTCTATCTTTGCAGGTGGTATATCCACAGGGCTTGAGTACTTTGACCAGCAAGTGACTGGTACACAGACAGGCTTAATCTATGGGTTTGGCACCTGGATGGAACTGGCGGCGGGTTTCACGGCTGCGGTTAATATCCTGTGCCCCTTTGAAATCGGCCTCTATGATGCTGGTGCAACTCTCACCAATGGCCGAGTTGTACTGCAACAAATTCAGGGCATTCTAGCATCCGCACCTGGCACGTCTCTCCACATCCACAGGGTCAACATTGCTGCGGCGGGTGGTGCCATTACTGCAGTGTATGCCTTTGCCAATCCGACTTCAGCAGGATATGTAGCATCAGCAGCCACAGGAGCCACCAAGCTTGGTGGAATCCCACTGGCAGACATAGTTGGAGTAGGTGTCGGTTGGGTTCGTCTGTATGATGCGGCCACTTAAACCAAAAACTGAATAAAGGGATAATAAAAAAGGAGTAAAAGAAAATGCGTAAACTTAATCTCAAGGATTACGACATAAAAGGGAAAGTCCCCAATAGTGATCCAATGGGTCCGCCGCTTGATACGGTCATGCCGTATCATGTGGTGGATTCCATTGTCAATGTGATGTTTATTCGGGAATTGCAATTACAGGGTGCTGAATTGCTCAAGCAGCAAATGCTGGCGATGAAGCTCGAAGGCTGCAAAGAAGATGACATCGTATTGGAAGATGCTGAGTATGAGCGTATCAGAAAGGCATTTGATACCTACAAAGGATTTACCAGACCTGATGTGGAACTTGTGAGACGCATTCTGGAGGCAGAAGTGGTAGGGGTAACTAAAAAATAAACGAAGGAGGCAATATAATGCCTGAACTAATGAAACTAATAGAAGACTGGAGCGGCTATGTCGCTCTTAACGATGTCCAAAGAGGTGAAGGATACGAGCAGAAACTTAAGGAGACTATCGACCTACTTAGTAATGCTCGTGGTCTTCCATCCCATAGACACGAGTACCTACTCCGGGAAGCAATGACAACTTCAGACTTCCCATATCTGTTCGGTGATGTACTGGACAGACAGGTTCTGGCTCAGTACAAGGCAACCGAGTCGAGCTGGAGGAAATATGTCAAAACATCTACCGTCCCCCGGCTTTTCCCGCAGATTGGTGGATATAGATTCGCCATAACCGGCGGGGACCAACGCTTAGACCAGGTAGCTGAAAAGGGAGAGTATCTAGCCAGTACAAGGGATGAAGCCCGCTATACGCTGTATGTTTACAAGTATGGTAGGCAGTTCGACATATCCTGGGAGGCAATGATAAATGATGACCTGGATGCTTTGAAGGATACGCCGATGCGGTTCGCTAAGGCGGCCCTAAGAACTGAGCAGTATGCCGTTATCAACCAGTATGCAGACGATGATGGCACTCATGCGGCTGGCAACCTTTACGACAAGGTAACAGCCAACCAGATAAATGGCTCCACAGCCTTACTGACTATAGCCAATCTGGAAGCTGCTCTTGAGGCGATGGCAAGTTGGTTGGATGCTGGTGGAAGCCCGATATACAACAGGGCTAAATACCTCGTGGTACCCCCGTCTCTGGAGATGACTGCTCGCCAAATCTTGACTTCAGCAGTTAAGCAGTGGACTGAAGGTGCCGTAGGAACTCCCGTACCATATCCTACGACCAATGTAGTCTCTCAGATGGGCTTAGAGTTAATCGTAGAGCCCTGGCTGCCAGTTGCTGATGCGACTAATGGGTTGACAGCATGGTACTTGTTTGCTGACCCATCAGATATCGCAGCACTTGAAGCAGGTTTCCTGAGAGGCCATGAGAGGCCGGAGATTTGCATGAAGGCCAGTGACAAAGTAAGTATCGGCGGCGGCCCAATAGGCCCAATGGAAGGTGACTTTGCCACTGATAATGTTTTCTATCGAGTTCGCCACTGCTTCGGTATATGCGAACTCGACTGGAGAGCTACCTACGGAGGTGGACTGGTCAGCTAAAAGGAGTTAATACCAAACTACTGGAATCTGCTAGTCGGGGGTAGGGGGGTTGCTCCTTTCCTCCTTAGCCTCGGCTAGACTACCGAGGAGGTAACATGAATTCAGCAATTGATTTCCCTTGGGATAAAATAAACATAACCGGAAGCGGAATAGCTCATACAGGAGCTTGTGTTCTACATTCCATCGTATTTAATGGCATGACCACTGTTGGAGATTGTGCTATATACGATGGTGTAGATAATGGGGGGACGCTTATTGGCACACTTATTCTAAGGAGTGCCGTTCAAGTTTCGTGTCAGCCATTCACGCTAATCCTTGACTGTGAGATGGCAACTGGTATTTTCCTTGACTTTACCGCATTAGTTGGTAATTTCACAGTTACCTTCAAATAGGAGCAGGCATGGCACAAGACAGAGAACCTTATAACTCAAAATACTGTAAAGAGGTAAATTGTCCACTTCGGCACGGTAATAAATGCACTGTTTCGGAATGTGCCCGCAAAGGTGCTGAAAAGTGGCCAGCGTATTTTACTATGTATGGCGTTTTAGCCGATGGAGATGAGATAGATGCCTGACTACAGGAGTAAATTATGGCAATGGCAGCATCATTAAATCCTTACCTTAATTCTTTTGCCAGTAAAGGCGACGAAGTATCCTCTACTGGTGGGGGACGTCATGTAAATATTCTAGAAGGTGATTTAGTTCACCCTTCACATACCGATGGCTTTGTAGATAAGGGTGACCCCGTATCATTTGGGATTGGTTGGGCTGGCATGGGCGTTGGTATAGCACGTATGTCAGTATCAACGGGTATAACATCTGTGTCGGCACTTGCGGAGGGGATATGGTACTGCGAGGTTGTAGCCCAGTGGGACATGATTGTTGGGGCACTTGTCTTCATAACAAGCGCAGGAGTGCTGGTTGACTGGCCCCCTGATGAGAATGCCCATATATTCGGCCGTACGTTACAGCCCTTGACTGCGGGCACGGGCACAATAGCAGTCAAGGTTCACTGGATGGATACAGGGGTTTGGTGGTGGTTCTGATTCTGGGAATTTGGGCAGCCAAAATACTAACTATTGGAGATTTAATTATGATAGATATTGAAAGATTCTACCCGCTTTGGCGGGTTTGCTATTATCCTAAAATAATTATGGAGGTATCACAATGAACAAAACGGTATTATTTAATCCGGTATTTCCCTCGGAAGTCAAGAGGCAATTAGCACAACGGGATATTTCAATCCTTCCCGATTGGGCTAAAACTTTGCCGCCTAAATTGGCGAGACTTTTATTCTCTCAATTGGGTGCTGCGGGAGCATGGGTTTTTACCAATGGGGGAAGGACATCACTACTAGATGGAACATTCGACATTGATACAGACACATGGAAGATGGCACTGTTTCTGAGTACATCGAACATCGGGGCAGCTTCAACAACGTATGCTGCTGTAACTAATGAACATGCCAACGCAAACGGGTATACAACAGGTGGGATATCCATTGCCCTAACATTGGCAGGTACTACCACTGTAACAGTAGATATTACTACTGACCCCGTGTGGACTGCGGCTGGTGGCTCAATAGTAGCCAGATTTGCGGTTATCTATGAAGTTGGTGGGAATGTGCTGTGTTACTGCCTGCTTGATGCTACACCCGCCGATGTAACCGTAACGACCGGCAATACCTTGACCGTAGCGGCTCATGCCTCAGGCGTTTTCACTCTTGCCTAATCAGGAGGGGCAAACGCTTAATAAAGTGTAAATCCTTAAAGGGGGGGGTTAGATGTTTTGTGCTAATTGCGGGAATGAATTGCAGCTTGTAAGTGATAACCTTCTCTTGTCAGAGGATAGGCAGGGTGGGGATTACTATACCCATTACTGTTCTTTCTGCCCTGTCTATTGGCATCTGCATATACACGGAGGTGGAGTTGACCTGATTTCTACTCATCAAGACCAGGAAGTTGCCAGTAATAGGATTACAGAAGGTTTAGTTGGGGAATTAAAAAAGAGAGTGGCTAAACTGGAGATGGTAAGGTGAAACAGGTAATCCCTGGCGGTTACTATAACCTATTAAGTGCATCTGCTACTGAATATAACTGTGTGGCTGGTGGCACGGATTGGTATAGTGACCCTGATGATTCAGCACAGGCTGTAAGTACTGCTGGGACAATCAGGAATCTCCGAGTAGAACTTAATGATAGTCCTGGAGCAGGTAAATCCTATGCCTTCACTCTTTACAGGAGAGTAGGGGTTGGAGCTTGGGCAGCCACTGCTTTAACCTGCACTATTGCTGGTACTGCGGTAAGTGCTGCTGACACAGTGAATGAGGTTACAGTCGCTGCTGGTGATGTAATTGCCCTGGAATGTGTCCCCACAGGCACACCTACTACCCGCTATGCCAGATGGACAATGCAGTTTGAGGGTGATACTGCCAGCGAGAGTCTGCTGCTAATAACTATCTATGCTTCTAATGCTGAGAATCGTTACACCGGAGTTATGGGTCACCTTTATGGCGGGACTTCTACTGAAGCTGATATGCGGCAGGTATGCCCTACCAGTGGTAAGATTAAGAATCTTTATGCCCAAATGGAGGTTGACCCAGGTACATCCCCAGATGCTTATAGATTCACCTTGAGGGTTAATGGAGTTTCATCGGCATTAACCTGTACTATTACTGCTGATGACCTGACAGGTAATGATGCGGCTCATGAAGTAACGGTAGCTGCTGGAGATGCCCTAACACTTTTTATTGAACCGCTTAATACTCCGTCAGCCTCAAGCTATACTGCTCTTGGTATGACCTTTGTGGCGGATACAGACGGAGAAAGTCTCATTATGGGGGGAAGTTCAGATTCTGTTCCTTCTGCTGGTACAGAATACAACCTTTTAACCCCTGGTGCAGTCAATCTACTCTGGGTAGCCACTGAATCTGAACGCTATCAATTAGCTCAGGAGTGTACTTTTAAGAAATTATATATGTTATTAAGTGCAGCTCCTGGTAGTGGTAAAAGTTGGACTTTTACGGTCAGGCAGAATGGTGCTAGTCCTGGCAGTGGATTAGTCGTTGTAATAGCTGATGATGCCACAACAGGGAATGACACTGCCAACACAATAGCAATAGCAGATGGTGATGAAGTTGACTTGATGGTTGTGCCTGGCGGCTCACCAGGCACTTTAACGGATGCTTACTGGGGATTGGTTTGCTATATTGAAGCAGCAGCACCAACTGTTGTTACCCCAGGCGTTATTGCCCTAACTCTTACTAAGTATGCTCCTATTATAAAAGAGGTTACTACTCCAGCCACTTTAGCTCTTAGTGATACCGAATACGTCCCTGTATTAAAAGAGGTTACTACTCCAACTACCCTGGCGTTAATCCTAACCGAATATGCGCCGGTATTCGGGGATGGGGTTGTTCCAGCTACATTAGCTCTAGTAATCACTACTTATGTACCAATTATCAAAGAGGTAGTAACTCCTGCTACTCTAGCACTGAATGATACCGAATATATCCCTATCCTCAAAGAAACTACCACACCAGGGGTAATCAATCTCACTCTAACCACTTATGCCCCTTCAATAATAGGGGGGACTGCGGTAACTCCTGGTACAGTAGCACTAACGATAACCGAATATGCCCCCTCATTGATAGAAGGGACAGTAGTAACTCCTACCACTTTAAGCCTGATTTTAACCGAATATGCGCCGGTAATAGGAATGGCTATTACCATTACTCCAAGTACTGTTAGTCTCACTCTAACCGGTTATGCCCCTGTTATCGGAATCAGAATAACGCCTTCTACGGCATCTCTAATCACAACTATCTATGCACCTATTCTGAAATTAGTGTTAATACCATCAACCTTAAGCATAAGCCTGACAGAGTATGCTCCTGTCCTCAATACCGGTATTGTAATAGGCTTGCTGGGGTTAGTTTTAACCAAATACGCTTCTATCCTAAAGGAGGTTGTTACCCCCGATAAGCTGGGTTTGAACACTGTCCCATATATTCCATCGGTATTTGCGGCAACTACAATTACCCCGGGTAAACTCAGTTTATCTACTACAGGATACTCACCAGTAATAGGGGTAGGAGCTTATTTAATCCCCAATATAATAAACCTGATAACAGATACCTATGCACCTTCTGTCCATTACTGTGAATGGGTTGACTTGCCAGTAAGAGTTCCAATATCGAGTTTAGATTCCACGAGAATCCCGATATCCAGATTACCACTATCCCGCACGGTAAGGAGATGTAAATGACAGTAACGTATGATATTACAACTAACGTTGGTAAAGTCCGTCTTGTAATAGGGGACACGGATATTACTGCTAATATATTCACCGATGAGGAATTGACATATTTCCTTACTGAACATTCAAGTAATATAAACTTGGCTGCTGCTGATGCCCTAGAGGCGTGGGCAGCCAAATATACTGCGGGTCCCGATAGTGAGAAGATTGGAGACTACGCATATACACAGAAGGCAGTCGATAAGATGCTGGCTCTAGCAGCAAAGCTCAGGGAAAAAGAAAGTGAAACCCCTGCTTTCGAGTGGTCTGAAATGGATTTGACTGGTGAAGAGGAGGATTAGGTGAGCTACGCTTCACTCTTGATTCAAATTTGCACTATAGAATATTTTACAGAAGGTGCTTTAGATGACTACGGCAATCCTACCCTGACATGGCATGTTCGGTACACTGATGAAGCTTGTCGCTTAGTGGCTTCTTCCGGTAGGGAAATCAAGGTAGGAGCTGAGATAGTCGTGGCAGATTACAATCTCTTCCTCGGAGACATCACTATTACAGAACAGGATAGGGTAGTTATAGGCGGTAAGGCTTATGAGGTGCTATTGGTGCAGAACTATGCGGATGGTTTGGGAAACCATCACAAACAGGCTTGGCTAAGGATTAGCCGGTGAAGATAAAGACAGATGTTGTAGTAAACCTCAAGACTAAAGAAGTGCAGGATAAGGTAAATAAAGCCACTGAAAAGGCATTGAAGGATGTAGTAACTGATATTGCCAATGATGCTATCAAAGGTAGTCCGGTGGACACTGGCAATAATCGGCGGTCAATTATGTTTGAGGCAAAAGGATTAGAAGGTGCTATTTACTCTACTAGCGGTTATGGAGGCTACCTTGAAACGGGTACTGTTAAGATGCCGGCCCGACCATATTTCAAGCCAGCTCTGGATAGGAATATTCATAAACTACCGGCTGGTATAAAGGCGGAGTTAAGATGAGCTTAGTAGATACAAACATTTTAATCAGGACTTATTTATTAACATCATCAGTAACGAATGACCCGCTAATAGCCTTAATAGGTGGTGCTTCCCCCCGAATCTATTGTCCCAGATTGAAGGAAGGGGCGACATTACCTGCAATAAGCTACTTTACTCGTGGTGGAACGGCTGACTTTAATGTAGTCCATATATTCTCCCCCAGTGTCCAGTTTGACTGCTGGGCAACCAACCTTAATGATGCCCGCGAGATTTACCGGGCTTTATTTGATGCCCTACAGGGCTTGGGCAATGCTCCTGTTACGATAGATGGCACGACATACTATATAACAAAAGCAAGAGAGGAGGTTCAAGGTGTAGACCTGGTGGATATTGAGATACCTAATTATTTTCGGGTAATGACATTCTACTCAATAACCGTACGGGATAACCTTTAAGCTATGATGAGAGGCCACAGAATACGATTCTAGGTGTTTCAAGGGATAACTTAATACCTTTCTTCATGGGGCAGCTTTAGCTGCCCTTTTCTATATCAAATAAATTATAGGAGGAAAACATGGCAATAGCAATAGGATACGGAACAACTTTTACATGGGATGGCGATCCAGTTGGCGAATTGACTAGAATAGGGCCAGTAAACATCACAATCTCCAAGCAGGACTCGACTAATCTTGCTCCGGCTAATGCCTTCAAAACGATGTTGCCGGGCTTGCTTGACCCGGGCGATGTTGAATTGGAAGGATGGTTCATGCCGGGCGATACTGGTCAGGCTGGCATGTTGGCCGAT